TTTGGTGGCTACACCGGGACTTGAACCTGGGACATCAGCATTATGAATCACCTATTGGGCGCCAGATTGCCCCACATAGCCGCATGAATCACGGCTTTCGGCGGTTGTCTCGTCTCGTAAAACCAGTGTTTTCTACGAAAAAGGGGTGATGTAGTCACATGGCCGGGTTGTAGTTGTTTTCGGCTTGGCATGCCGGCTCGTATCTGCTGCACATTTCGGCGAAGGCTACTTTGGCGCCTTGGCGGCAATCTCGATGGCGGAGCGATTCGGCCTGTTCGTTCATGCATACGCTGCTCCAGTCGATTTTTCCGTTGATTTCCAGCCACTGGAACCAGCCATAGACGTATTCACGCTGGCTGCCGTTGTAGTTTTCCCATTGCCAGGGTTCTGGACCTCGCCGGATTGCTTGGGGTTTTTCGCGGCGTTGGGGTGGTGGGTTGTATTCGGTGGGGCTGCTGACTGCCGCGATGGTGTTGATGTCCGTTCGTGGCTTGTAATTCTGATCGTTGAAGACGGTTTGCCGGGGTTGCGGTTCGGCCGGTGGTGGGGTTGGACGATAGGCGTGTATTTCAGGTGATGTTTGGCGAGGCGGGTTTTCTTTATGGCTTGCCAGGACTTCGGCTAGGGCGCGGGCTTTCGCGTCTTCGATGCGCTGTTGCTTGTCTGCATCCTGGTCGCCGATGTGGATAGCGTTTTTCAGGGTTGTTAGATCGATGGTGATTGGCTTGGCGAACAGGGCTATGGCCGCCCAGGCGATGGCCGATCCGCTGGCCAGGATTGCCAGGAATCGCCATCGGTTGCTTTTTCTGTTGCGTAGGTAGTAGGGGGCGTCGTCCCTGTCGGCTTTCATTCAGTTTCTTCTTCCTGTCTCGTTCGGGCGTGCCAGCGCCTAGCTACTTCTGCAGTGATCGCTATCCCGCGTTTTGACTGGGCAAGTTTCTGTTGGCTTCTTCATAGCCTGGGGCGACTTGACCGTTTGCAGGATCTACTTCTCCTTTCCATAGCCATAGGTCGTATTGGGGGAAGGCTTTTATTAGCTCGTCTAGGTCTTCCAGGCGTGGCTTGACGTCCTTATTTGTTGCGACGGTCTGCCATCTCCGGCTGTCGATTTTTGTGACCTTCGCCAGCTTAGCGGGGCCTAGATGCCTCACTAAAGCTCTAAGACGCTCTTCTCTCATTCCAAAGTGTTCTCAAAACATTAGCGCAAATAATTTGTTAGCAAATAGTTTGTCAGTATACTGGCCGCGCTGACAAATTATTTGCGATCGGTGGTTTGCATGGAACAGTCTGGAATAGTGGGGTTTTCAGTGCAAGGGATGCCGGAAAGGGTCACCGATTTCCGTGACTCGCCCTTTTGCACTTGTGAGGCTTTTGCCTTGATGCTCGACGTTTCCCCGGACGTCGTGCGTGGTTGGATCGAGAGCAGCACTATTCCGACCGCCAAGATTGGTCGCCGTCGCGTTATCAATCTGCATCGTCTGCGTCGCGAGCTGGACAAGGGCAAGTCGATCTTCTGCCAGGGGGATTACGCTGATGAATAACATCAAGCTTTCTGCGCATGAAGTTCGGGATGTTCGCCGCCTTGTTCTTTCGGCGCGTCTTTCTTTGCATCTTTCTCGGGATTGTCTTAAGCGTGGTGACGTTGAGCGTGCCAGGTATTACCGGATCGAAGTTCGCAAGGCGCTGTATAACGCCCGGTATATTCTAGCGGCTTCTCGGGTTGGGGGATTTGATCCTCAGATGATGTATTCGCGCTCTCGTCTTATCGCTGTTTTTCCGAAACTGCCGCAAGACAAGCTTTCCGAGGTTGCCCAGGATGATTCCGGTCGAGTATCTGCGGCTTCCGCATCTTCCGGATTGCGGTTGTTCCGTGTGTCATGTGTCAAGAATGGACGCAAGTCTATGCAAGCCGTTCGTTGTGCATTCTCCCGAGTGTCGTCCGGCTGGGCGCCCTTACCTGGAAAACGGTCGTTGGTGGGTCGAGAAAGCCAAGTGTGTTTGCCATCTTTCAAACAGTCGCCTCCCTAAGTATTGGCAGCTGGTCTATTCGAGTAAGGCCCCCCCAGTTGTGTTGATTCATGAACCTTTCGAACTGGAGTGATTGAAATGGCTATTCCTCCTCGACAAGAGCATATCGATGATAAGGAGGTTCGCTTTTACGTTTTTGCTCCCGCCTCGGTAAAGCTCGCTTTGCATCAGGAAGCCATTCAGCGTGGCGTTGAGTTCTGGCATCTCGGCGGGGCTGTTTTGGCTTCCTGGATTCGTGCAGGTTGTCCAGATTTTGAAGAGAAGGCGCAAGAAAGCGCAGAAAATGGAGAAGTTGAATAATGTCGTTCTTTATCCCGTCCGCTAAATCGAAGTTAACCCTGTTTGTTATCAACAAGGATTTCTACGTCAAGAAAGATTCCGGGGAAATGAGGGTTTCCATTCAGGCCCTGGTTCCTGCTGGTTCTGCTCGCCCGAACAAGAAAGGTTTTTCGGTCACCGAATATACCGCCGAGTCGGAAGTTTATGAGGCCCTGGATTTTTCCAATGGTCCGATGCTGGTCGAGTTCGAGGCCGAACCTCGCGAGTCGCGCAACGGCTTCGGCAATACCACCAACACCGAGCATTTGTTGTCGGTCGTTGCATTCCCAGGGCGTGCGCCTGCTGCTGCCCAGTCGGTAACCCCCAAGGTTGATTCGCCCAAGTCGTAATGCCTGGGACGGTTGTTAAGTGGCCCGGCCAAGTTGGGCATTGCCCTGGTGAGTGAGTCTCGCCGCCGAGCGTAAAGATCCGGGCTCTAGGTTGGAGGTGCCCCAGGCCACTCCGGACTCTCAGGTGGCGGACTGCGGGGGTGGGATCTCGTGCTGTGGGTGGCCTCCACTCGGTGGTTTGGCTAACACCAAAAAACCAGAAGGGGCGGGCCCGAGTTATCCACGTAGTCCACGGGCCGAAGCCCTCCCCACCCCCGTGCCGCCCCAAAGCGAGCTAAGGGGGTGGGGAGGGGGCCGTAGGCCGCCTGTGGGCCCACGTGGGTAACTCGGGCCCGGCCCTGTTCGCCAAGGGGCGATGAAAGAGTTTCGGACGGCGCAATCGCTTGCGATTGCGTTGGCTGAAACGGCCAGACAACTCGGTGTGTCGTCGTACTCCGGGCCAAGGGCACTTCCAACCTAGAGCCCAATCGTGAAAGGAGGCGGCGTATGGGATCGAACAGGAGGTGCCTTCAATGGATTCGATAGAAACGTATTTGGCAAATGTAACGCTGGGCGATCTGTTCGCCCTCCAGTTCTTCCACGGGCTGATTACTTGCGCAGCCCTGGGACTTATCCACGGTCATCAGAGGTAAAGGGTATGGCGTTCGATTGGGACACATACCTGGTCATCGCTGGGATCTATGTGGGTGCTGTAGGTATCGGCATCGCCTATGGCCAATTCCGGCTCAGCTGGAAGGAATTGATTGATGTCTCTACTTCCTGATTACAGGTGCAATATGGAAAACAACCAAGTTCAACAAGTATCCGCCAAGGTTGGCAAACCGTCCTGCCTGAACACTCTGGCGGTTTCGATTGCTGCTGCTGGTTCCACCGTACTGATGACCGCTCCGGCTCAGGCTGCGATCATTGTTCCGACTGAAATCACCGGCGTGTTTACCGACCTAGGCACGGCCTTCGCCACGCTGATGGGTGCGGGTGCCATCCTGTTCGGCGTTATTCGTGGCGGCGTCGCCTTGTTCAAACTGGCCTCCCGCGTGTTCTCCGCGGCCGGCGCCTAACGGCTAGTGCGGAAAGATGCGCGCGGCTTTCCGCACTCTGGCAACCCTCATGCTCTCGGCGTGGGGGTTTTCTTTTTGCGGTTCCGGAAAGTGTATTTGGTGCCGGGGGTTGGGGTGGGTTTGATATGGAGAGATTTTTAAAGGTAGTTGTTTTTTCTATTTTGGTTGTTTTTTGTAGTTTTTCTTTTGCCATCGATTATTTTTGGTCTTGGAATAACAATTGGGTTTATAAATATTCAGATCCGACATCTGCCTGCAAGGGGTATTATGATTATAATTCTTCTGGTTATTCTCAGTTTCGTGTTTCGTTTATAAATGAGACCACTTATAAATGCGAGGGTTTTCATACTCCTACTAGCTCTTGGTATTACAATAACGATGTAATGAGGAGTGGTAATTCGTGTCCTTCAGGTGCTACTTATAATCCAGGTACTGGTCTTTGTGATGCTCCATTAAGCTGCCCTGAAACTGATATCTACGCTGCCGTAGAGTGCACTTATACCGAGTCCTTAAAGCTCTGGTCTTGTCCTGGCGAGGTTTCCCAGGACGGCTGCGGCTTCATTACATCGCCTAACGGCAATACGCGTTGCGATTCTTCGACCAGCATCTGTGTCGGGCGCTATACCGGTACTGGCGAGGCTGCGGGCACTGGTGCCGATCCCTGTACTGAGTCCAGCTGCTCCGGTGCGCCTACGCCTTCTGAGCCGGCTTGCACTACCTATGAAGGTACGTCGATCTGTATTGCTGACGAAAACACCGGCTGCGGCACGATCAACGGTGTCGAGGGCTGTTTCACACCTGAGCAGAATTGCGGTACCTACAACGGCACTTTCGGGTGCTATCCCCAGGACAAGCCGAATCGCAACTGTGGCTATGCTAATGGCCAGCAGGTTTGTTTCGATCCGAACAACCCCACCGTACAGATTCCGTCTACTTCTCCCGATCATCCGGTCAACGGGGGGAATGCAGACGGTAATGAAAACAATGATCCGAAGGACCCTGCCGATACGTCTGGTACTGCTTCCTCGCAAGGGTCGGACTCTGGGGCAACCAATGAATCTATCGACCAGTTGGGCGAGAATCTGGGCGCGAAAATTGATAAAACGAATTCCTTGCTCGACGCTATAAAGGCGCTGCTTGGTGTTGAGTATGACAGTTCCGTAGAGTGGTCCGACGGTGAGGCGGGGGCTGTTGGCTCTACCCTTGGCCAGGGTATGGGGGATGCCCTGGGCACGGCGGTGGATGATGCGATTACCGCTCGCGATGCTGAAATTCAGACGGCTATTTCTGCTGTTCCCTCGACTGTTGATGCTTTGTTTGCCGATATTCCGGGCATACATTCGTTGGGCAGTTTCTTTCCTTCGGCTTCGGGGTGCTCTGATTATCAGATCCCTATAAACGCCATGGGTTTCAGTTTTGTCGTTACCTTGCCGGTTTGCTTTCTTTCTCGCTTTAAAGAATTGATCGAGTGGGTTTTGTGGTGCCTGACGGCCATTGGTGTCTGGAATATTTTCTATTCGGGGCTGCGCCTGGAAAATACCAAGGCATCCAAGGGAGGGTATTAAATGCCATTCATTATCGGTTTCTTGTCGCGTCTTATCTCGGTGTTGTTCACCAGGTCTTCCGCTTTTCTGGCTGCGGGTTTTACGGCTTTTATTGGTCCTGCCGTCGCTGCTTTTCTTAAGCTCTCTTCCAATCTTGGGAAAATTGCTTTGGGTACTGTCGCAATTGGGGCCGCTGTTATGGTGTTCTCTGTTGCTGTGGATTTGGCGCTTGGCGGACTTTCAGCATTAGCACCCGACGACATGGTTTCTGTCGGTCGAATGTTCATGCCTTCCAACTTGAATACCTGCATTAGCGTCCTGGTCCTTGTTCGGCTTAAGTCGCTGGTGTTCTTCTGGGTTGTTCGTCTATCTGAAAAGCTCGAGCGTTCGTGAGGTTTATATGTCTGCCTATGACTTTATTTTGCTTTCTCCGTTTTTTTTATTTTTGGTTCTTTTTTACTATCGACTCATAAAAGCCACGTTCTTTTGATCATGGCCGTCTATATCGTTACCGGCAAGCTGGGTGCAGGCAAGACCCTGCTCGCCATTCAAAAGATTCAGGAGTATCTGCGTGCCCGGCGTATGGTGGCGGTCAATATCGACGTGCGCATGGAAAAGCTGTGCCGGCCGGATAACCGTTATTCCCGGCTGGTGCGTCTGCCCGATCTGCCGTCCGCTGACGATCTGATTGGCCTGGGCGTGGGATGCGAGGTCTACGACGAAACCAAGTTTGGCGGCATCTTTCTCGATGAGGCGGGTGTCTGGCTGAACTCGCGGGACTGGAATCAGGGCGGGCGTTCCGACCTGCTCAAGTTCTTTTTGTTCCTGCGGAAACGGCGCTGGGATCTCTGGTTGTTCGTTCAGAATATCGGGGTGGTCGATAAGCAAGTACGTGATTCGATTGCCGAGCATGTGGTTTATATCAATCGCTGGGACAAGATCAAGGTTCCCTTTGTCGGTTTCATTGGTCGTATCCTGACGCTTGGTATCTGGAGTGGTCGCCTCCCTAAGTTGCATCATGCAATCGTCAAGTATGGTGCCAAACATAATTCGATGAAGGTTGACGAGTGGTATTACCGTGGTGAGGAGTTTTACAGCTACTACGACACGACGCAGGAATATAACAAGGATTACGACAAGGGTTCTTATTCGATGTTGCCGCCTGGATATACGCGGCGGCGTCTTCCCGTTTCTGCCCGTACGCTTAGGTTCTATATGCGCGCAACTCGCATTTTCTTTCGGCGCACTCGCGTTCTGAATGCCTTTTTCCTGGGGGGTTCCTGTGCTCTCGTTCTGTCAGTTTCTGTCTTCTCTGGTATCGCTGTGGTTAATCGGCCGTCTACACCTGAGCCTGTTTCTGCTGCGTTATCCAAGCCTGCGGCCAAGCTGGCCGATGATTACAAGTCTTTTCGTATTGCTTCTTATGGCCGTCTTGCTGGATCTGCTGTTTACGTTTTTGTGGATGGCGATGGAAAGCGAATCCATATGGACGACTTGTCGGTACGGGATGTGACTGTCAAAGATCGGGGGCCGCGTGAGGCTTTGTTAGTTCGGGGTGATGATTTCTTTTCGGTTTATCGTTGAGGTTTTTATATGTATATGAACTTTTCTTCTGCTTCTTTCAGTTTTCTTTGGTTTTCCTGTTTTCTTTTCTTTTTGAATTTCTTTTTTACTGCTTGGGTTTTTCTTCGCTTTAGGTATATTCTTTTTAAGCACTGCCCTGTATTTATTTTCAATAATGTTCTTCTCTCTTTTTGTGTTTGGCAGTCGCTATGATTTCTGAAAAGGATATTTTGCGCTTTCTTTATTTCTTTGTTTCTGTTCTTGCTGTTGTTGCATTGGGGCATTCTTATTCATGTAGTGCCTCTGAGCGTATCGAGCTTTATGACGCCACGCTCCAGGACTTTGTTGAATGGTCGTCCACTCAACTCAACCGCTCGGTTGTCGTTGGCGCCGACATTCGATCCGCTCCGATTTCCGTTTTCGCATCCTACGATTCGCCGGCTGCTCTGGAGAAGCTGGTCGAGGAGGCGGTGGTTTCCTCGGGGTTTCACTTCTCGTCCATCGGTGGGGTGATCCGGATTGGCTCGGCACCCTTCAAGGCGCCGCTCGACCTGGTCACGGAAGTTGTGCAGTTGCAGCACCTGCAGAGCGATTTTGCCTTTCAGGCGGTGCGTGATGTGCTGGCTTCACGGGCGGCCGGTGACGACAAGTCTGCTCCGACGGTATCCCAGGCGTCGGTGAGTCCTTCGCCGACTTCGAATGCCTTGATCGTCACTGCCACGCGGGACCAGCTGGCGGCTATTCGCACGGTGCTGGCTGAAGTCGACCGGCCTCGTCGGCAGGTGGTGATTACCGCCGTGGTCGCCGAGCTGGCCGACGATGACTTCGATGCTCTGGGGCTGAATGTCTCCCTCGATTCCGGTGATACCAGTTTGGCCGGTGTGACCATTGGCTCGTCCGACTTCGCTTCCGATCTCGGTTTCAGCCTGACGTTCTCGGGGCCGACCTTGGGTGCTTTCCTGCGTGCGGTTCGCTCCACGGGCAATAACAAGATCCTCAGTACGCCCCAGTTGCTGACGCTCAATCGCGAGGCTGCGTCCATCGTCGTGGGTCAGAACGTGCCTTTCGTCACCGGGCAGACCACCAGCGGTTCCACGCCGGCCTCCGATCCTTTCCAGACCATCGTTCGCCAGGATGTGGGGGTTTCTCTGTCCGTCACGCCGTTCATTACGCCGGCCGATGCTATCGAGCTTGAGGTGGAGCAGTCGGCCTCCTCGGTTTCCGACGACAGGACCGCTGCCGATATCATCACCAACACGCGGCGCATTCTGACCAAGGTACAGCTGAAGGACGGCGAGGGCGTGTTGCTCGGCGGCTTGCGTTCCGAACAGACGGACAAGTCCTCTTCGGCGGTGCCGATCCTTTCGGAGATTCCCTGGTTGGGGAAGGTCTTTCGGTCTCGTTCGTCTCGGGTTAGGGCTACCAATCTCGTCGTGCTGCTGACTGCCAAGGTTTACCGCGAGGGGGATGCTGTAAAGGTGCCTGATGCGTTGCGCGAGCCGGCGCGGCTCATGTTGCCGGCTCTCGGCATGGCTCCTGGGGGCATCGGCGCAGCCGGTGACACCGGGGGCCAGGTCGAGGGCCGTTCTGGTGGGTCTGCTTCGGCCCGGGTTCGCCCCTGACGTCCCTGTAGCACGTCATATAGATAGCTTTTTGGAAACTGGTTGTACCAGATAGTTGCATAGAAGGAATTTTCAGGAATGCGTACTCCCCAGGATCAAACCCGTTTTTCGGCTATCACCGAGGATGCGGCGCACCAGCGGGTTTTTGTCGATCCTCAAACCTTGGTGCAGACGGACCTTTCCCATGTTCGCCTGCTGCGCTGTGCCGTCGATACCGTCCGCCAGTTGTATCGGGGGCGTCCGCGTTCCGAGGTGTTGGATCTGTTCGAGTCGTCCGGTCTGGTCGAGTTTGCCGGTTATCAGTGGCATGCGGGGCGCGTCGGTCGGGACTCGGGGTATCAGTTCAAGCTGCAGAATGCGGATTTGGGGTTGATTGCCCTGGTCAAGAATCACAACGTCAAGGCCGATTCGGTGGGGGCTCATCTCAAGTTCGAGGTGTCACCGCATTTGATCGACAATCGCAGCCCTAAGCAGCTGCAGGAGTTGTTGGACGGTCTGGCGGTACAGCTGCTGACGCAGTGCGAGGCCAATCAGTGCGCGGTTCATCTTGCCCTCGATGTGCAGGGTTGGTATCCGCCTGCCGATCTGGTGGCGCGCATGCATTGCCGGGCTCGTGCCCAGCGGGATTTTTCCGGTGTCGAGCGTATCGAGTACGACGAAAGGGCCGCCGTTTACGGTCGTGGAAAGTCGTTTCTGTTCGGCTCCGCGTCCGGGATGCAGCTGGCGATTTACGACAAGACCGCCCAGGCGCGGGCTATCGACAAGCTGGACTATTGGGAATCGGTTTGGCGGCGCACCGATAACCCGTTCGATGAGTCCGATCCGTTCAACTATGACTCTGCCGTTCCGGTCTGGCGTATCGAGCTGCGTTTCCATCATGGCGTTGTTCAGCAGTTCGCCGATGGTTCTGCGGATATTCGTACCGGGGCGATGATCGATACTCGTACCTTTGCCGAGCTTTCTGCTCATCTTCAAGGTTTGTGGCAATACGGTCTTCAGGCGTTCAAGCTCCTGGTCCGGCCTGGAATGTATGACGCTTTCTGGACGTTGATCCGTTCCGATGTGCGGGTCTTTGTCGAGGCTGCATCGCTGGTCGATGACACCGACTATCGCCGGCACTACAAGACTTCTCGGGGATTCAGCGGCAAGAATGTCGAGCTTTTCCTGGGAAACTTCGTATCGCTCCTGGTCCGTGAGCGTGTCGGGGCACAGCGGGCGTTCGAGCGTCTGCAGGACTGGGAATGCTGGTCGGTCATTCGCGACCATTACGCGGCCAAGGGTAAAAGCGAGCGCGACATCTACCGGCACATTCAGGAGCTGATGCAACTCCGGGTTGTGCGTTGGGGGCGTGCTGTATGACGGTGCGCAAGGACGGCAAGACCTGGACGGCCGACTTTTACGAGAATGGTCGGTCCGGGCGGCGGATTCGCAAAAAGGGCTTTCCGACCAAGTCGGCTGCTCTGCGCTATGAGCAGGATTTTTTCGCCTCGTTGTCGTCTACGGGGCGTCCGCTGGATGATCGTCTGGGCGATCTGGTGAACCTGTGGCATGAGCTGCACGGCTGTACGCTCAAGGATGCCAAGTATCGTCTGAGTCGGACTCTGGCGATCGCCGAGCGGTTGGGTAATCCGTTGGCGTCGTCGTTCGATTCGCTGGCCTGGGCGCGTTATCGGCAGGCTCGGTTGTCCGAGGTGTCGCCGCATACGGTCAATCATGAGCAGCGTTATCTGTCGGCGGTGTTTTCGGAGTTGGCGCGGCTGGGGGCCTGGACGGGGAAAAATCCGATTGAGGGAATCCGGCAGATCAAGACGGACCAGGTCGAGCTGTCCTTTCTTGAGCTTCCCCAGATTGACCGGCTCCTCGAGGAGTGTCGGCGCAGTACCAACAATCATACCTATCCGGTGGCGTTGCTTTGCCTGGCTACCGGGGCGCGTTGGGAAGAGGCGGAAAGCCTGCAGCGGTCGGCGGTGTTCGGTGGGAAGGTGCACTATCACCGGACCAAGAATCGGCAGAGTAGGGCGGTTCCTATCCCGGCTGAGCTGGAGCGGTTCGTCCTCGAGGTCGGCATGCCTGGAACGGGACGGCTGTTCATGTCCTGTCGTTCGGCGTTCCGTGGTGCTTACCAGCGTTGTGGTTTCAATACGCCCGGGCAGTTAACCCACATTCTGCGGCACACGTTCGCCAGTCATTACATGATGGGCGGTGGTGACATTCTGGCGTTGCAGCGGATCTTGGGGCATGGCGACATCAAGATGACCATGCGGTACGCGCATTTGTCGCCTGAGCATCTGGAGTCGGCGTTGCGGTTTTCGCCGCTGGCTCAGTGTGGACATGCTGTAGTCACTTCGTAGTCACCGGCGCAACAAAAAAGGGGCCAGCTTTCGCTAACCCCTTGTTTTGTTTGGTGGCTACACCGGGACTTGAACCTGGGACATCAGCATTATGAAT